GAGCCTCTGTAAGCCATGTTTTAAGTAATTCTCTTATTCTAACAGCATCTGATATACGAGCTGGTCTTATTATATATTTACCTTTTTCCATCTTGTTTTATATTTACTCTTAATGTTCCAAATCTCCAATTATCATCTAGAGCACTATTTTCTATTTTTACATTAGTTTGTCTTCCTCGAATACGAGTATTTAAAAAGCTTGTAGTATTACTTACAGTTAAAGTTTCTCCTACTGTTGCTGTATCATTAGGATAATCTTTTACTCTTAAAGTAATAGTTGCATTACCAGTTTGATTTTGAAAATCTGGTATTATTTTATTAATAAAACTAAAAGTTTCACCATCAGCAATATCACCATCACCAGATTGTATAAAAGAAGCTAAAGGTTGTCCATCAGCATTCACTCCTGATTCTTGAGCATAAATTAAACTTCTTCCATTAGTTACACCATTAATTGTACTTATACTTGTTGAATTTGAATTAGGAAAATATTCAGAAGCCAATGGATTTAATTCAACTCCATTATCTTGATATGCACTTCTATTCATAGTTCCATAATACCACGAATTTTCTAAATAATTATAAATTACATAACGATCACATTGATCCACGGAGCTAGAACAATAATACCATATTACTTCAGAAAAGTTAGAATTTTGACCAGCATAAACTTGTGAGTATTGAGCTTTATTAATATCATCAAATACATGATTTAATATAGGACAAGGTATTTCTTGTACTGATCCTGCATATCTAAAAAATTGTCCATCAGACATCCAATAAGCTACGTCATCTACTACTATTGCAGAGTTAAGACCAACAGCTCCACAATCATTACCAAGTTGTCGGAAACCAAATATTAAAGGAGGACCAATAAAAGACATCGATTGCATTGTTGTATCTGTCCATACTAGCATAGTACCTTTTGCAGGTTTTGCACAACGTATTTCACTTCCTCCTCCAATTCTTTGTGATCCAGCAGAGTTGACTACATTAGGTGACCATTGATTATAATTTTCTTGATCAGACCAACGTATGAACATTTTATCTTGACTTGCAGTATTTCCTATTTCTGTTTCTGTACCTAAACAAACTACGTGTCTAGTTTCTGTAGATACCATAGAAAGAGTAGAATTAGAAGGAGCATTAGCAACTGCTGTACATCTATTATTAGTCATTCCACCAGATAAATTCCATTCGTAAGTTGCTCCATCTTTTTGTGTAATAATTAAATCTTCTCCCCAATTATTTATAGACCATAACCGAGCATCAAGAACTACATTAGATGATGATCTAGCAGTGCCCCATGTGCCAGTATTCCAAGTACCTGATCCCCAACCAAAACCAAAAGTTTGAATTGAAGGACCTATACCTATTTGATAAGTAGCAGTACAATTAGCAGTAGGAGCCACATTAGCATTTGCTGTAGCACTGCTTTGTATTACATAAGCATCTGTATTTGATATAGTTAATATTTCATATTCAGCATCAAGTGTTGCAGCAGAAATTCCACCTACTGTTGCAGTAACATTACTTAAAGTTACAAAATCTCCTTGAGAAGCTCCATGACCAGTGTCCATAATAGTAACTAAATTACTACTTGTTGTAGTGCTAATTGCATTAGTTAATGCATCAGTTGATCTTATAGGAGTAATATCTTGACTTGTACCAGAAGCATAAACATAAATTTTTCTATCTGTTCCAAGAGCTTCGTAACGTCCACCATCTAAAGCAAACCATTGCTCTAAAGCTCTTCCTACTCCAACATAATAACCAGTACTAAATTTAGTCCATCCACCTATTTTTTGTGGAAGGCCTTTTCTAAATCTTACTTTATCACAATCAATCCATTTACTTTCAGCACCTGTAGGTGTGTTTTCAGTATCTATTCCAGGTTGAAAATTTAATTGAGTTAATGGCATAAATTTATACTATTTTTTTGTTATTATATATTAAATAAAAGAAAGAAGTAAGCCTAATTTATAGCTTTTTCCAAGTATCTGGATTAGGTATATTATGTTCAGATTTAATACCTTTTTTCATAGTAAGTAAAATATCTCCTGAAATAGATATTCTAGGTTTTTCTTTATTATTTTTACCAGTTTCATGAAACATCATAGATGGAAATATAATTATATTACCTGTTTCGGCTGGATATTCTGCTTTACCATAATTATTTTGATCCCACTCTGTAAAATATGGTTCTCTTTTCGGAATATTTAATCCTACTTTATGAGCATCATCATCTAATAAAAATAAATTACCTTGTTCATGAGCTTGTGGGTAATAAACAAAACTAAAGTGACTACTCATATGTCTATGATAAGATATAAATTGTTCTTTAGTCGATAAAGTAGCCCAAGATTTTGTTATATAAATATCAAATAAATCTAAATTATATTTTTGAGCTGATAAACAACCTTCAATAACTTTTGTAATTTCATTATAAAGTTCATTAAATCTTTTATCAATATGTAAATTATCATCTATTGATTGTAACTCTATTGATTTAACATCAGTAGTTTGTGAATATTGAGAATTAGTAGGAGTAATATTATTTATTATAATAGGTAATATTTTTTTATTTATCTTTTCAAAATTTTCTAATTTAGTTATGTAAATAGGATAACCAAACCATTTAGATATATTAGCCATCTAATTTTCCCATAGAATCAAACCATACATAGCTATTTAATTTAGATATAAATTTTTCCATATCATTATCTTTTACTATATAAACGTCAGTTTCTACGCAAAAATTTTTAATTGCTTCGTATCTATGATGACCATCTAATAAAATATTATTAGTATTAATAGCTAAAGGACATAGTAAGCCATTAAGTTTTATATCAATTTCTAGTTGATCAATTAATTCTTGATTATTATTTTCTTGATTTGGTTTAATATCTTTTATTTTAATTGTTTTTATTAAACTTTCAAATATAATTTTTTTAGGTTTTAAATACAATTATTGAACTCTTAAAAATCTATATTGTATTTCTCCACTACCACCGTCACCTCCAACAGTTGAACCAGAATTAACCTGTGCTGCTCCACCACCTCCTCCAGAACCTCTAGTTCCTGCTCCACCATTAGTTCCAGCACCTGATGATGATCCACCTGTGCCACCACTTATATTTCCAGTATATGACTGTGCACCATCTGAACCATTTATTCTACAGTTATCTCCACCGCAGTTACCATTGTTAGAACCTACGGCACCATTACCAGATTGATTAAAAGTTCCAACAGGACCACCAGTTAAAGTTGTTATATTTTTTGTAGTGCCATCTGAATCTCTAAAAGTTCCAGAAGATAATGCTGTACCACTAATAGTTGCTGATCCTGCAGTTCCAGCTGTATTATTTCTTAAAGGCCCTTGAACACCTCCACCTGTACCACTTGATCCACCTCCACCTGTTAATGAAAATATTGCTCCTGTAGTAGAACCTGAAATACTAGATGTTCCTCCACCACTAGCAGTAACATTAAATCCTTTACCAGCTCCTGAACCTACGGAGCCAACAGCATAAGTTATTGTTTCACCTTCAGTTACTGTAAATACTTTATCAGATATATAAGCTCCTGATCCACCGCCAGCACCAGATGATTCACCACCTGCTTTATCATAATCTGCTCCGCCAACAGCTCCACCACCACCTCCAACTGAAGCTTGAATGTGCATTGCATTAGCTCCTTGCGGAACAGTTAGTGTTCCTGAACCTGAACTTAATGTTTGTACTGTACCAGCTTGAAATGCAGCAAATACTAATTTCCAAACTCCAGAAACTCTAGCATAAATTTCATCTGCTTCTTGCCAAGTACCAGAAACTTTTCCATAAGCATTATCTATTTCTTCAAATGTTCCTGAAACTTTTGCATAAGTATTAGCCATTATGTTCTTACATACCCTAGTGCTTCGTCACTATTAATTTTTTCTGGATCTGATAAAATGTCAATTCTTGTAATTAATATTACATTTCCTTTTTCATTTTTAAATTCTTGATCTACAGTTTTTATGTTAGTAGAAGATGTATAAGTTTCTTCTAAATTAGTATTCTCGGAAGTAGAGAAATAAAATTTGTAAACAGCCATTTAAACTCCTATGAATATTTAAACCAAATATCTCCATCACTTCCACCTGATGGACTTGAAGTACTTATTGTAAACTTTCTTTGAAGTTTTGCAGCGGTTACTGCATCAGTTCCTAATTTATCTGTTGTAACTGCTCCATCTAAAATTTTTACTTCTGTAACATTATTATTTAATATTTTAGCAGTAGTAATTGCATCGTCAGCAATTTTTGCTGTTGTAACATTACTATTTAATATTTTTGCTGTTGTGATTGCATCATCTGCAATTTGAGCAGTTCCTAAAGTTCCTTGTAAAGTATTTAAATTAACTGCAGTAATATTAGTACCATCTGAATATGCTGCACTCATTTTACTTTCATCTAAAGTAAAGCCTGTTCCACTTGCAGTTTTAAAAGTTAAAGTATTTCCGCTATGAGTAGTTGCGTCTTGTAATATATAAAATTTTTCAATACCGTCTGGTACTGTAACTGTTCTGTTTGCAGCAAGAGTTCCAGTAAATTTTAAAATCATGTTTCTCGCATTAGAAACAGCAGCATCTGTCATTACTAAAGTAACATCTGCTGAAGCAACATCTATTGCTTCATAACCAGCAATTGCTTGTTGTATAAGATTTAAATTATTATTAGTTTTATCACCCCAAGTACTAGCATTTTCTCCAGTAGCTTGAAGCTCTAATTTAAGGTCTGATGAATAAGATGAAGCCATATGTTTTTTATACTCCTATTTTGTTATTTTGTAAATTATTAAATATTAGTCCAAGTAGTTGTATTTCCTGTAGTAATATTAGTCCATGTTACACTTCCTCCTGGAGGAATTGGATCCCAAAATCTTAAAGTAGCAGGTATAACAGTTACTTGTTGTCCTGCAATATCAACTGTATTTCCTGTGCTAGTTATAATTGAAGCTAACGTCATTGTAAGTTCTTGACCAGTTATATCTAATATATTAGAAGAACTAATTATAACTGTACCAGTATTAGTGTTAGCGGCTTGTCCTACAATTGAAATTAAATTAGAAGTTTGTGTATTTATAGAACCTAATCCAGTAGTTAAACCTTGACCTGTTATTCCTATAAAATCATTTGTAGATAATATAGGATTTCCTAAAGCTGTAGTTACTTCTAATTCTGGAACTACGATAGTCATATTACCATCACCAGATATTGCAAAAGTTCCTATTGATGTATTAATTTGTTGACCTGGAATAGTTAAGAATTGTTCCGATTCAATAATAACAGAATTTACAGATGCATTTATTTGTTGACCAGTAATAAGGTAAGAAGATTTAACACCAACAATACCAGTAGAAAGAGTAACCTGTTGACCAGATACATTTATAATAATATCTCCACTACCTAATGAAGCTATTGGTGCTTGTGATATAGCATTAAGACCTAACAATTTAAACTCCTATAATTTAGAAAGGAAGCAAGGATATGTGGTGGTTCCTTGCTTCCATCAAAGAGTATATCATCGTTTAAACCAAGAAGGAAGTCCTAAATGAGGACGTTTATCAAACATATTATCTTTAGCTCCCGGTGTTTTATTATTATTATAATGTAAAAACACCTGTACGCACTCTTTACCTTTAAATTTTTCTCGCCAATGTTCTAATTCACAACCAGAATAAACTAACATATCTCCCGGTTTTAAATCTACTTTAATACCTTTTTTACCAGTATCTCCAGATGGCTCTAAATAAATAGGCCAATCATCACCACCTAAATTCATAGTTGTAGATATTTCACAACTAAATCTATCTTTATGTCTTTTTAGAATATCACCTTTTTTATAAATTCTTGCATAAGTGTAAGCTGGATATAATTTTAATTT